AACCCAAGGGTTGATTGCACCGCTTCAATAGCGTTGGCCTCATTGGTGTGAACAATGTCATGTTCAAAACCAGCTTCATTTTCAAGCGTTGTTGAAGTTGGTTTTGCTAACGAATCAAAACCCGATGGGTACGCGCTGGCCATTGATCACACCACCTTTCACAAAGTATTCAGAAAAAATCAAGACGCGGTTTTGCGGGTGCGCTTTGTTGATGTGCCTGTGCCAGCTGTTTCAACCGGTGGTTTCACACCTAGCGCGGTCAATTCGGCGCGGATTGCTTCAACCCTTTCACGCGGAAGTTTGCGCGCAATAGCAGAATCCAATTCACGCTGAAATGCGTTGATTGCGGTTTCCTGATCCATTATCAATCCAATCAAAATGTTGTGAAATGTTTTGGCAAATTCCCCCACACCCAAACCTTTTGGGTTTGGATGTGAGAGAACCCGCCAAGGGTTGAACCGAAATTAGAAGGTTGGGGTGACCAGACCGGTTCCGGTGACAAGTCCAATGGACTTGGGGAAACGCTCCGTGACAATTGCCGCATAGTTGTAGAGCCTAAATAATACGGACAGATTGGCACTAGAAGTCTCTCTAAATGCTTCGGCACGCTGTGTGCCTTCGAACAACACCAAGTCGCTGAAGCGACCGGCAATGATCGTATCTTGGTTCGTGCCAGCTCCGGTGTTGGTAGGAATGTTGGCATCAAGGTACACAGGCAAGCCAAGAAGCGTGCCAACCGAACCTTCACCAACAACGCTGTTTGCAATACCGACGGCATTGAACGCGCCACCAGCAGATGGAACAACCAACGGGCGATTTTGGCCATCTAGTGCCGCCAAGAACCATCCCCATCTGCGCGGGTGCATCACGATTGCATCAGCGGGAAGGTAGCGGTTCGATGCGATTTGCTGAAGCACATCAGCAATTTTGGAATAAGCTTCACCAACCGTTGGGGTGCTGTCGGTGTAGGTGCTGGCCGAAGTTGAAGAAACATTCAAAATGCCCTTCTTACCGGTGGCATTGTTGTTCAGGCAGAAAACATCAAGGCGCGTTGCATAGTCAGCCGCAAGGTCAGCCAAAATGATCTGGTCAAGGTTCACCGGTGATTGCTCAACCAGCTGAACCGAAACAACCTGCTGGCCAGCAATCGTTGCAACATTGCCAACAACAGAAGTGGTCACAATGTCGGTGTTGGAAACAGCATTGTTTTGGGTGGTCTGCTCTGCCGTTGATGCACCGGTGGTGATCTTCGGAAGGTTGATGCTGTCAGTACCGGTTGGCAATGCTTGCTTGCTGAACAGGTCAGCGGTCACACGGCCAGCGCGGGCCAAAGCAACATAGTCAGCGGTCATCCATGCCGGCGGCACGAATTCACCAATGCCACCATCGGTGGTGGAAATGGCACGCTGTTCCATGTCGGAACGGCGCAAACGCTCAACAGCACCTTGGGTGTCGCCACGGTTCAAAGATGTGGCGGTCAAGTCGCGGAAGTATGAAGGTGAAGTTGGGTCACCCTTGCGATAGGTCGAAGGTTCAGAAACAACCTGCACCGAAGCGGTGCGCGTGGCCGGTGCGTCAGCAACCGTGGCCTTGCGGGATTCTTCAGCAACCAAAGAAGTGTGCTGTGCATCCAAGCTGTCACGCTCCGAAACCAAAGCATTGAAAGTGCTGGTTTCTTCATCAGTCAAAGCGGTTCGGGATTCATTTTCGGCGGTCGTGATCAGCGCATCAATCTTTGATTGAATTTCTGCACGCTGTTCAGCCACACGGTCAGACAAAGCCATTTTGGCTTTCCTTTCAGTAGTGAACAAAACGGTTGCAATTGGGTGGTGGAATCTTTGAAAGAATCTCCGGCGCAATCACACAACCAAACCAAACACCGGTTGTGTTTGGAAACCTATTTTCAAACCCTGCGCGCAATCGCGCGGGCTAGGGACAAATGCAAAGACCTTGAAGCTGAAGCAATGTCAGCCGGATCAAGCGTGGGAATCCCCAACGCATCAAACGCGGCCCTATTGTCAGCGTTGTTATCAATCGCCAATGTCACATCAAAGTCTTTCAACAAATCTTCAGCAACCTTGCCCTTGAATTCTGAAGTTGGTGTGGCCGTGTCCGGATTCATAAAAAGTTTTTCATACACCACACCGGCTGAATCAAGATCAGCAATCGTGCTGGCCCGCTCTGATTCATTCCTGCCCGTCACAATAAACAATGAACCATCAAGATTGTTCACATAATCAATGACATTTTGCACCGGTTCACCATTAGAAATTAGGGTGTCATCAATGTCACAAATTGTGGCAACAGGCATCAGATGCGCCTAGCCTTAGCGCGGGCCAACGAAAGATCAATGCCACGCGCAACCGAAGCTTCAACCATTGGTTCACCATCCATTGGCATTTTATCCATTGGGGTTTCTTCAGGTACATCTTCAGGTAGCGGTTCAACATTGCCACCAGCGGCCACAACTAATTCAGCCAACACACTTGAAGCTTCTTCAATGCTTTCATTTGCTTCATCAATCGTTTCTGCCGCGTCACGAATACTAGACAAAACCTGTTCAAGCAAAGCAACATTGGCGGCCGATAGTGCGCGACCGGCACGCAATTCAAACAGGATTTCATCAACCCGACCGGTTGAAACACCAGCCGCAACAGATCGAACCACAGCGGAACGCAAATCAGCGGTTGTGCTAGGGCTGGCAGGGTAGGTCACCACAGAAACATCAAACAACCTGCATTCATTGATTGTGCGTTGTGTGTAATCCTGTGACCATTCTTGCCGAACCACCGCGAAAGCAAATGACATTTGGTCAAGGTCACCACGACGCATTGCACTTCGGATTGTTTGAACCAATGGGCTGGTTGGGTCTAGTTGTGCTTCACATCTCAAACCGTTTTCATCTTCAACCAGAACCAAAGTGCCAGACTTAGTGCGGGCCAAAGGGATGCCATCATGATTGACCAGCAAACGCACATCATCATTTTCTTGCAAAGCTTTGGTGAAAGCACCGCGCGCGATTGTTTCGCTGTATTCGCCAAGAAGATCATTCACCGCATAGGGCATACCGGTGAGCGATGCATAACCCGTAAAGGTCAATGATCCATCATCATTGGATCGCATTTGTAAATCGTGGACATTCAATGATCGGGTTTCGCGCAATTGTGAACGCTTCATTGTGGTGGTCATTGTTGTGGTGTGCCTTCCGTGGTCGAATTTGTTTGTGTCCCACCCTGACCGCTCATGTTCATCAAATCAGCCCCATTCAATGCGCTATTCAATGGCAACAAATGATCATCACCAAATTCTGCCAAGGGTGCTAAATCTTCCTTTTGCCTAATCTCATTCAAAGACAAAATGCCAGCTGTTCGCGCTGTTTGATACGCCGCAAACCTGCTGGCCGTATCGGCCTGCAACAGATCAGACAAATCAAAGCGCACGAAGTATTCAGGCGGAAGCATTTCGGAAAGGGTGTTTTCAATTCTTTTCAGGTAAGGCCGCAATGTGTGCCTGATGAAACCAATTGATTGTTGTTCGATACCTGTTCCCCATGATGTTGAAGCTGATGTGTCACCAACCATGTGCGGTGGTACACCAAACAAAGCCATGATGTCGGTACGCTGAAAAGCGCGGGTTTGCAAAAATTGTGCCTGTTCAGGTGTCACGCTGATTGGTTTGAAAGACGCACCACCGGTCAAAACCGCTGGCAAATGTGCTTTGTTCAAACCACCATGTGATTCATTCCATGAAGCCGCAATCACGCGCGCGTCATCAGCTGTCAAAGCACCATCAACTTCAATGACACCAGAAACGGTTGCACCCTGCCCAAAAAAGGATGAACCAAATTGTTGGGCCGCCATTGCCAGCCCAAAGGTTTCTTTCGCCTCCAATGGGCCAAGACCAAGCGGGCCAGCACCAGAAACCATCAAAGGAATGTGAACCAAATCTTCGGTGGCAAATGGTTGTTTTCCAACTTCCCATGACCACCCACTAATTCTTTGGCCTTCACGCTTAGGTTTGATGGTCACATCATCAGGGTGCATCGGAACAATTCCGGTTGGGTATTTTCCGGAACGCTCAACAATGGCTGAATACGCATTGCCACGAATCGCCAATGACATAATCCAACGATGAATTCCATTCCATAAAGGCAACGGATCACCATTGAGATCAACAAAAAGATTGTTCAAACGCTCATTCATGGCCGGATCAATCGCGCGCTGTTTGATGTTTCCAT